GCACCACAATCTTTTGAAAATAAAATTGATTATTTGAGAAGTTTTTTAAACAATTTTGAAAATCTCAAGAAGACAGCTATATATCAAAAGATTTACCGTTGTATAATGTATGTCTTGAGTATGTCTATCTTCTCTAAATTTGGACTCACGTTTGATAACTTGGGATATTCATTTTTGAGGCAGAAGCTATTAAGAAGAAATTCTCGAATAAAGTTGATTTTCTCTACAATATTCTAGACACTCTAACATTTTTATGCGAACGAGGATTCCAAATTCTTAAAACTGGACGTTTCCAAGTTATTTTCCATTCAGGGAAAACTTATACGAAATTTTTTGATGAATGTGAGATTATCAAACGGAAAAGTCAATTATTGACCAATCCTGAAGCTCATGGATTCACCGAAAGTCAGTATAGGAGCGATCTAGATGATACTATTGAGAAGGGAGATAATATCCTGTCACATGGTGATCATATGAAGGAGTTTGATGCAAAACTCATCAAACATATGGTGAACGATCTTAAATTTTTAAGGAGTGATCTATGCACTAAAAGAGCTGCGCGGGAACATCGCAAAGCTCCTTTCTCTGTTATGATCTTTGGGGAATCGGGAATTGGTAAGAGCACGATTAAAGATATTCTGTATAATCAATTTTGCTTCTTATCCGATTTAAACAATGATTCCAGTTTTTGTTATACACACAATCCAGCAGCAAAGTTTTGGAATGGTTTTACTACTTCTCAACATACAGTTATCTTAGATGATGTAGGAGCAGTCCATCCAAATAAAGCACCTAATGGGGACAATTCATTGATGGAATTAATCCAGATTGTTAATAGTGTTCCATTTGTGCCTGATCAAGCTGAATTGTCTGACAAGGGGAGAACTCCCCTCAAATGTCAATTCGTTATAGCAACAACTAATGTTAAAAATTTAAATGCTCACCACTACTTTTCTCATCCATCCGCCGCCCAGCGTCGTTTACCCTTTATTATTACTCCTTCAGTGAAAGAGCAATTCCAAAATGAAGATGGCACTTTAAATTCTGATAGTGTCGAACGCATTGATGGAGAATATCCTGATTTGTGGACTTGGAAAGTTGAAAGAGTTAAAACGCAAAAGATTGCTAGTAAGCATAAGCTTGCCGATGTGGAAGTTCTTCTAGAAACTGATAACATCTTAACCTTTCTTAAGTGGTTCAACGATGCTGTTAAACATTTCAAAGCAAACCAAGATTTAGTGCAGGATGCTATCGATACCATTAGAAAGATCGAATTCTGCAACAATTGTCTTCTACCTAAGAAAAATTGTGAATGTGAAACTCAATCCATGCGTTATGCAACAAGGATTAAACTTTACTTTAAGGATTGTATTGACAGAATTATATATTATGTCATCTTTTCCTTCCTTTCACAATTATTTCAAAGGATCTTCAATCAGATATTTTCCACAGCACAAGATATATGTGATATTTTAAATGTCCTACCCAGATCCGTTCGTCTGCGAATTTCGCGCATGCGAATGAGAGATGTGGGAGAAGCTATTAAGAATCGTATAGGTTTCTTTGAAATCATGAGTACCCTTGCTATATTTGCCTCCATAACAGCATCTTTTTTGATGATAAGTGGCGGATTTAAGCTAAAATCTCAAGGTGGTGTGTCATCTTCTGTTGGAACAAAACCCAAATCCACTGGAGATGAGAAAGAAAATGTTTGGTACGATGACAAATTTGAACTTTCTGAATTTGAATTAACCCCGCAAATCAGTTCTACTAAATCTATGAGTAGAGATGTATTCACTCGGGTTATTGAAAAAAATATAGTTCATATGTCTGTGAAAACTCAGCCTAAAAAACATATACCCCTGAAGGCTATAGCCCTCACAGGACAAATATATCTTACAAATAATCACAATTTACCTGATGACATTCCTGTTTTAGACGTGCACATTATTGGTGCCACACACAAGGATGGTTCAACAATTAACGCTAAGGTACACATATCTCAATCCGATATAGTGCGCGATCCAATTAGAGATTGTGCATTCTTTGTGGTTCGAGGTATCCCTCCTAAAAGGAACATATTGCCCTACTTCTGCAAAGTGCCCATTGATGTAAGAGTCAATGGCTTCTATTTACAGAGAGATCCTGATGGATCACTAAAATCCAATAATTTATCTTGCTTACAAAAAATGTTAAGTCAAACTAATATGTTAAAGGATTTTTGCCATGATTTATGGTATTCTAGGTCAGCCAATAGAACAACTTTTGGGGACTGTGGATCGGCGTTAATTGGTATTACAGCTAAGGGATATACTATTCTCGGTATGCATGTGTTAGGTAGTCACTTGACACATAATGTTGGTGCTATAGCACTTGATGCTAAGTACTTAGAAGAACAAATCGAGAAATTTGATAATTGCAATCGTATTCAATTGGATAACATACCCTTATCTGCACCAGGTTACGAGAGAACTTTAGGATCTCTGCACCACAAATCCAACATACGCTATATACAAGGTGGCGTTGCTGAGGTCTTTGGATCCTTCCAGGGTTTCAGACCTAGACCTAGTTCTCGGGTCACAAACACTCCTATGTCCTATTATTTATCCGATTATGGTTACAAGATTAAATATGGACCACCGTGTATGACCTCCTGGGAACCTTGGAACATAGCATTGAATGATATGGTTCGACCCCTAAATAATTTCGATCAGTGTATTTTGAATCAAGCTGTAGACAGTTTCACTTTCGATATATTATCAAGTGATTTAGATTTTACAGAAATACACATTCTGGATAATTTCACCACTATTAATGGAGCACCAGGTGTAGCTTATATTGATAAAATAAAACGCAACACTAGTGCTGGAAATCCCTTCAAAAAGAGCAAGAAATATTTTATGACAGCTCTACCTCCACAGGGTGAGTGGCAACACCCTGTTGAGGTTGATGGGATTATTATGTCACGAGTGGATGAGATAATATCCAAATATTATGATGGTAAGAGAGCGAGAC